AACGCAGTATCAATTATTACCGCTTCATTACAAACAGGTAGTATTGCTAGTCAAACAATTCTTTATAATGTTACTACATCACAAGATAATATCATTTCTGGATTAAATCTAACAGGAAATAAATGGGGAGTTAGTGTTATAGAAGAATGGAACAGTGGTTCTATTGTAGGAGACGAATATTATAACAGTTGTAGTTTATTATTACATTTTAGTGGCAGTAACGGCAGTACAACTTTTATAGATAATAGCCCCACACCAAAAACAGCAACACCGGCTGGTAATGCTCAAATTAGTACCGTACAAAGTAAATTTGGTGGTGCTAGTCTTTATTTAGACGGTACTGGCGATTATTTGACATTTCCTACGAATTCATCATTTGCATATGGGACTGGTGATTTTACTATAGAATGTTGGGTTTATTTTGCTGCGGGATCGTCGTATAGACAGATATTTTCTAATCGGCCAACGCCTGGTTCAGTTAGTTCTCAGGGATCTTTGGCAATTAATCCAAGTAATGGTCTAACTTGGTATACAAATACATTTATAATAGATTATACTACTAGTATAGGAACAAATCAATGGGTGCATGTAGCAATTTGTAGAAATGGTTCATCTCTTAAAGTTTTTGCAAACGGAGTACAGGTGGGATCAACAACCAATTCAGACAATCTAACAAGTACTTCATTCACTATAGGTGCTAACGGAAATGGAAGTGAAGCATTTAATGGATACATCGATGAATTTAGAATTACAAAAGGTGTGGCGAGATATACTGGCAGTTTTGTAACACAATCCGCTGAATTTCCAGATAATATCAATGTAACGCAATATGAAACCAAGTATATTGGATTGATAGGTGGTTTGAATGATAGTACGGTTGATTATGGTGTTGAAAAGTTAAGTGATAGTTCTTTAAAGATACGAAAGATGACTGCAAGTGGACAACCACTAAGTGGATCGGGACAATTGAGTGCTTCTGTAGACAGAGTGTATGTAAATGTATTAAATTATGATAATGTAAGTGTATTACCTACAGCTAGTTATGCTTTGACGGCTTCATACGCAATGAATGGTGGTAGTGGAGGAAGTGGTGGTGCAGTTCAAACAGGTAGCATTGCTGGTCAAACAATATTATATAATGTTACTACATCACAAGATAATGTTATAACAGGTTTAAATTTGTCAAGCAATAAATGGGGAGTTAGTGTTATAGAAGAATGGAATAATGTTTCTGGTGACATTTATTATCCAAGTTGTAGCTTACTTTTACATTTTAGTGGCAGTAATGGAAGCACCACATTCACCGATAATAGCCCATCGCCAAAAACAGTTACTGCTACAAATGGCGCTGCAATTAGTACTGCGCAAAGTAAATTTGGTGGGGCAAGTGTATTTCTTGACGGTACAAATGATTATTTATCTACAAATTCAACATCGGCATTTACATTTGGCACCGGTGATTTTACTATTGAACTATGGATATATCAAACAGTATCATCTGTTGGTGCATATAAAGTGTTGGTAGGCGATAATGTTTATGGATCGGTTGGTGGGTGGCAATTATATAGTTATAATAATCAATTAAATTTATGGAAAGGTGGAACAGAATTGATTGCACCTTCAGGAACATTAACATTAAATAGTTGGAATCATGTAGTATGGACTAGAGCATCAGGAAATAATAGAATTTTTATTAATGGGACGCAAGTTGGTACAACTGTAAGTGACAGTACAAATTATATATTAACCGCAATTTATATTGGGGCAGCCAAAGATGGATATGGTTATTATGCTGGTTATATAGATGAACTTCGTATAACTAAAGGTGTTGCAAGATACACTGCTAGTTTTGCAACACAATCAATTGAATTTCCAAATCAACTTCCTCAATATGAAACGAAATATGTTGGATTGGTTGGTGGTATAAATGATAGTACTGTAGATTACGGAATTGAAAAACTTAGTGACAGTTCATTGAAAATTAGAAAGATGACTGCTACTGGTCAACCACTAAGTGGTTCTGGTAGTACATTAAGTGCTAGTGTAGACAGAGTGTATGTAAATGTTCTTGATTATACGAATGTAATGGTGACTAGTAGTTATGCATTAACAGCTAGTTATGTATTGGGAGGAATTCAAACAGGTAGTATTTCTAATCAAACAATATTATATAATGTAACTACCAGTCAAGAAAATACAATCACAGGCTTAGACTTATCAGGAAATAAATGGGATGTCAGTGTCATAGAAGAATGGAATAGTGGTTCTGTTCCTGGTGATTTATACTATAATAGTTGTAGTTTATTAATGCATTTTAGTGGCAGTAACGGTAGTACAACTTTTATAGATAATAGTCCAAATAATCTTACGGTTACATCAAATAATGGCACTGCCATAAGTACTGTGCAAAGTAAATTTGGTGGTGCTAGTGCATTTTTTGACGGTACAAATGATTATCTTTCCACGCCAAATACTGTATCTAATTTCGGCACTGACGATTTTACTATTGAATGTTGGTTCTATAGAGTATCAACGAATTCAATTTTAATTTCAAATGCTACAGGTGCAGATAACAATTATTTTGCTATCAATGCAGATGCCTCAAATGCTGTAATTCAGATACGAGATAATTCTAGCCAGGCATTTGCCTATGGTCCAGCGACTACATTAAATGTATGGAATCATATAGCAGTAACAAGAAATGCCGGAACAGTTAGAGTATTTGTTAATGGTGTTAGTGGCACACCTGTATCTATTACAAAATCCTTTACATCAAGATCAACAATCATTGGGGGATTTTTATATACTGGATTTGAAGGTTATTTTTATGGTTATATAGATGAACTTCGTATAACCAAAGGTATAGCTAGATATACATCAAGTTTTGCAACACAGTCTATAGAATTTTCAAATCAAGTACCACAATATGAAACAAAATACATTGGTTTGGTTGGCGGATTGAATGATACTAATGTTGATTATGGTGTTGAAAAACTTAGTGACAGTTCACTAAAAATTAGAAAAATGTCTGTAAGTGGTACACCTATTAGTGGGTCGCCTTTTCTTAGTGCTTCTGTAGACAGAGTGTATGTAAATGTATTAAATTATAAAGAAGTACAAACTACTGCGCAATCTGCTAGTTATGCTGTATCATCTAGTTATGTTATAAATGCTCCTTCTGGAGAATCATTTCATCCATTTTTGTTGGGGTAAATCAAAATTTAAAAATATATATAGAATATGGCAACATCATATAAAATTTTAGGACAATCAAATCCTGCTTTAACATCCAGTACCGATTTATATACAGTACCTGCTGCAACATCCGCAGTATGTTCAACACTAAATATAGCCAATTTAGCCGCAACAAATGGTACATTCAGAATCGCAGTGTTATCATCAGGTTCATCACTACAAGCTAAAAGTTATTTGGCATATGATACTGTTGTACCTGCAAACGATAGTATCGCATTAACAATCGGTATGACGCTTGGACAATATGATAAAGTTCAAGTTTACGCATCATCCATTAGCCAATCATTTAACCTATTCGGCACAGAAATAAGTTAATATGAATATTAAAACATTAAGCACATCCAGATATAATTCAACAAATACTGCGATATCAGCTGTTGTTGAATATTTAGTCGTTGCTGGTGGGGGCGGCGGCGGTGGCGGATCAATTACAGCAGCTTATACCGGCGGTGGCGGTGGCGGTGCCGGTGGTATGCTTACAGGTAGTGGTTTAACATTATCTTTGAATACACCGTATACTGTTACAGTTGGTGCTGGAGGTAATGCCGGTGGAACGAATGCTTCCGGATTAAATGGTAGCAATTCAGTGTTTCATACTAATACCGCTATAGGCGGTGGTGGGGGTGCTATAGGCGGTGGTGGTGTGATAGGGTCAAGTGGTGGATCAGGTGGTGGTTCAGGATATCGTACTACAAGTGCCGGCGCCGGCACTGCAGATCAAGGTAATAGCGGTAGTAGTGCTAATTGTAGTGGTTGTGAAAATGGATCGGGCGGTGGCGGTGGAGCCGGTGCAGTTGGCGGAGCCGGTGGAGTAGGTACCTACCAAGGTGGAAATGGTGGCATAGGATTACAATCCAGTATTACTGGGTCCGCAACATACTATGCGGGTGGCGGCGCTGCAGGCGGTTTAGGAGTCGGAGCAACTGTTGCTATTGGAGGTACCGGCGGCTTAGGCGGCGGTGGTGACGGCGGTGGAAAAAATAGTGTTTATACCGCACCGAGCGGCAATGCTACTGCTGGCGTAACTAATACAGGTGGTGGTGGTGGTGGTGGGGCAAGAAATGAGAGCCCCAATACACCAGCAGCAGCTGCGTCGGGTGGATCAGGAATAGTTATTATAAAAATATCAAATTTAAGAACTGCATCATTTAGTGTTGGTTTAACAAGTTTATTGTCAACATCCGTATCAGGATATAAAATATATACCATAACAGCAGGCACAGGAACAGTAACATTTAGTTAATAAAAAGGAAATAATATGGCACATTACGCATTTTTAAATGAAAACTATATAGTTACCGAAGTTATTGTTGGTAAAGACGAAAGTAATTTTGACTGGGAAAGATATTATGGGGATATTCGTGGACAATTATGTAAACGCACTAGTTATAATACAATAGGTGGCGTACATAAAAATGGAGGAACTTCTTTTCGTAAAAATTACGCTGGTTTAGGATTTACTTACGATCCAATTAGAGACGCATTTATAGCACCCAAACCATATCCGAGTTGGATATTAAACGAAGAAACTTGTATATGGGAAGCTCCTGTTCCATATCCAAATGACAATCAATTGTATAGTTGGGATGAAACTACAAAATCGTGGTTACTATCAACAAATTAATACTATTTATTATATATGATAAAATTGAAGTCCATTGTTAAAGAAATCTTTGACGCAAATTTATTGGAAAATAATGTTGAAATAACAATATATTGCGACATGGACGGAGTACTATGTGACTTTGAAAAACAATTTGAAAAATTAACAAGTACACCACCAAAAGAATTTGAAGCATCCAATGGAACAAAAGAATTTTGGAATGTAATTTTACAAGAAGGCGAAAAATTCTGGTCAACAATGGATACAATGCCAGAATTTGATTATTTTAAAACAGAATTAACCACTATTGCAACAGATGGTAGATTCAAATTGAAGTTTTTAACCAGTACAAGTGCTGGACAAATATTGAAAAATTATCCCCGTCAAGAAGCTGTAGATTATATTAAAAATATAGAATCAGGTAAAAGAGCCTGGTTAAGAACACATTGGTCTGGACCAATTTCTATAATATTCAGCGATTCTGGCAAAAGTAAAGCCAAACACGCAACTGCAAATAGTATCTTAATAGACGATTTATCGCCAAATATAGAATCATTTATTGCTTCTGGCGGTAATGGTATCATTTTCACAGACGCACATCAAGCCATAGATGAACTAAAGGCTAAAATAAAAATATGAAGGTTAGAATTTACAACGATATATTAAATCCAGCTATCTGGGATAATAATAAACTTAACCCAGAAATTAAAGAAAAGCTACTGCAAATAGGCAAAGATTTCTATGCGGATACAGAAACTGATGCGCCTTTAAAGGATGTATTGTTTGTAGGTAGTTTAGCAAATTATAATTGGTCAGATACAAGTGACTTTGATGTGCATGTAGTAATAGATTTCAAAGAGGTTGATGAAAATGTAGAGCTTGTTGAAAAATTAGTAAATGCTCTTAAATCAAAATGGAACGATGAACATGATATTCATCTCAAAGGACACAATGTTGAAGTTTATATTCAAGATGTAAACAAAGAAAATAGATCTACCGGAGTATATTCCTTAATGCAAGATAAATGGTTAAGTGAACCGCAAAAAGAAAATATTGAAATTGATAAAGAAAAAATTCAAGAAAAATATAATGATTTTGTCAGAAAAATTAATTCTGCGATTAAAACGCAAGATATTGATAAGCTTAAATCAATAATCAAAGATGTTTATGATATGCGCCAAGCAGGTTTAGATAAATCAGGAGAATTAAGCACAGAAAATTTAGTATTTAAGATTTTGCGCAACAGGAATTATATAGAAAAACTAAAACAGGAAATTATAAACCTGTACGATAAAAAACAAAGTTTAAACAATTAAAAGCGCATCAAGCGCAATGCTTAAGCAAATTATACAAATAGTTGAAAATTTGTCAACCTATTTTAATTTATTATTATATTTATATCTAAAGGAATAAACAATTATGGCAGACCTACTAAATAGCAATGAGATCTTCTTCAGCACTTTTGAGCCAAAAGTTAAAAACAGGTTCATTTTATATTGTGACGGTATCCCAAGTTTCTTAGTTAAGAAATGCAAGAGACCATCACCAAAAAGCGAAAAGAAGACTCTTGACCATATCAACATTCAAAGATACTATAAAGGTAAAACTACTTGGGATGATATATCAATTGAACTATATGATCCAATTGTACCCTCTGGTGCGCAAGCAGTAATGGAATGGATTCGTCTAGGACACGAATCTGTTACTGGTCGTGATGGTTATAGTGATTTTTATAAGAAAGATTTAACCGTCAATGTTCTTGGACCTGTGGGTGATAAAGTAGAAGAATGGACACTTAAAGGTGCATTTATCACTAGTGCAGATTTCGGTGAATTGGATTGGTCTGACAGTGGTGAAGCTATGACAATTAGTTTAACTTTAAGCGTAGATTATTGCGTGCTCCAGTATTGATTAATCAATGCGAATTGTTGTCCTTTAGAAAAATCTCCTACTATTTATTTGGTAGGAGATTTTTTATGATTAAATGTGAAATAGATGGACAAGAATTTAAAAATGGCGGCGTGTTGGCACGTCATTTAAAGCGAACATATAAAATTACATATAAAGAATATTATCACAAATACATTGTTAAGTCTGATGATATACCAAAATGTGGATGCGGATGTGGAGAAAATTGTAATTGGGCAAATGGAATTGGATATCGTAAATATAAACCTTCACATCATATACGTGTAAATAATCCTTGGGGACACAATCCAGAAGCAATTAGAAAATCAGCTGAAACTCGTAGAAAACAATATGCTAGTGGAGAAAGAAAAACATGGTGTGATGGATTGACATTAGAAACTAGTCCTAGTTTACAAAGTGCTGCAAAAAAATTAGCAACAAGATTTACTCCTGAAATTCGCAAACAATATTCACAAAAAATGTCAAAAATGCGAAAAGATGGAACAATTCCTACGTTATATCGTGAAAATTCTTCTCGTTGGCAAGGCGGAGTTTCATCTATTCAACAGATTGCTCGTAGTGACAAATTTTTATATGAACAGTGGAAATATCCTATTCTGGTTAGAGATGGATTTAAATGTATTAAATGTAAAAACACAACAAATTTACATATACATCATGACACAGAAACATTTAGTGAAATTATTAAAAAAGTAATGACGTTGGATGATTATGAAAA